AGTGGATTGCTAATCACCGAGTAACTGCAACACTTGATGCGACTAATACTTTTGTTAAATCTTATGCAGTAGATGGCACAACATTACCAATGGACGGCTTGGGATCTTTGATCACATTCCAGTCATTAGGCGATGGCATTCTCAACACTGGAGTGCAGACAATTCGCGCCGCTATTGATGTTCAGAAAGCAGCGGCAATTGCAGCATCAACTCCAATGGCAACTGGCTACATTAAAAACACAGGCGCAGATTTAGATCCTAAAGAAGTATCTGGATTACTAGCTGCATGGAAAAATGCGCGCCTTAATCGCTCAACTGCTTATTTAACATCGACTTTGGAATACAACCCAGTATCGTTTTCACCTAAGGACATGATGTACTCAGAGGCTATCTTTAACCTTGCCACAGAGTGCGCTCGTTTGTGTAATGTCCCTGCTTATTATGTTTCAGCAGATTCTAACAACTCAATGACTTATGCAAATGTTCAGGATGAGCGCAAGCAATTCCTCACACTATCTTTACAACCATTTATCACAGCGATTGAAGATCGTTTGTCAATGGATGACATTACTGCTCGCGGGAATGTCGTTCGATTTGACATCGATCATAACTTCCTTCGTACTGATCCAATGGAAGAGCTTGCAGTAATTGAAAAACTTCTTAGCCTTAATCTCATTACAACTGAACAGGCTATGGAAATGACTGATCTAACACCTAATGGAAGCCAAGGTATGGAATGAGCCAGATAATCACCTTCTCAGCTGATCTCACAGCAGATTCAGCAAGCCGCACAATCTCAGGCAAGATCGTGCCGCTCAATGTTGAAGCAGGATCGACCAACATGGGCAAAGTAATCTTCGAGTCTGGATCAATCGAGATTCCAGATCCTAAGTCAATCAAGTTGCTTAACCAGCATGACATCAAGAAACCTCTCGGACGCGGAGTTACATTCAGCGAATCAGAGGATGCTATTCATGCAGTATTTTCAATCAGTCGCTCACAGCGCGGCACAGAAGCTCTTATCCTTGCAGAAGAAGGATTACAAAGCGGACTTAGCATCGGTGCAGAAGTCCTAAAGTCAAAGATCAAGGATGGCGTGATCCATGTATCCGCTGCACGCTTGGTCGAAGTAAGTTTAGTAACAGAGCCAGCATTTAAGTCTGCTCAAGTTACTGAAATCGCAGCGGAAGAATCTGCTGTTGAAGAAACAATCCAACCAACAGAAAGCGAGACAGCAACCGTGGAAGAAACCACTCCAGCAGTCGAAGCAACACCAGTTGAGGCTCCAGCGGTTGAAGCTGCTCGTCCAACTGTTTCAGCAGCGTACTACACAAAGCCACGCATCGAAATCACAGCGGCTAAGTACGCAGAAAACACAATTCGTGCAGCTCTAGGTGATGAGTCAGCTCGTCAATACCTACGCGCAGCAGATGACACTTCAGACAACGCTGGTCTAGTACCAACACGCCAATTGTCAGAGATCATCAACCCACTCGGTACAACAATCCGCCCATCAATCGAAGCAATCTCACGCGGAGTGCTTCCTGATGCAGGTATGACATTCGAGATCCCAAAGATCACAGCAATGCCAACAGTTGCAATCACAGCAGAAAACGCTGCATTCTCAGACACAGATCAGAACTCATCATTCTTATCAGTTGATGTAAAAAAGTATGCAGGACAGCAGACATTCTCTGTTGAGTTGCTAGATCGTACATCTCCAGCATTCTTTGATGAGCTAGTCCGCAACATGGGCGCAGCTTATGCAAAGGCAACAGATGCAGCAGTAAATGCTGCTCTTATCGCAGGTGCAACAGCAGACGGCACAACAACAACAACATACCCAACAGCTTCAGAGTTGCTTGGCATTGTTGCTCGCGGTTCAGCTTCTGTCTACAACGCAACACTAGGCTTGCCTAACCCATTCGCTCGTAACATGATCGTGAACACATCACAGTGGTCAAACATCATGACACTCAACGACAATGGACGCCCAATCTACACAGCAACAAACCCAATGAACGCTGGTGGATCAGTTGTACCAACAGCACTACAGGGAAATGTTGCAGGACTTAACCTCTATGTAACACCAAACACAGCTTCAGGAACAGACACAGACGGATCAATCGTCATCGTGAACCCAGATGCTTACACATGGTATGAGTCACCAAACTACCGCCTACGCGCTGAATCAACAGCAGCAGGATCAATCACAATCGGTTACTACGGCTTTGGCGCAATTGCGACTAAGGTCGGAGCAGGTGCATTCAAGAATAACAAGGCTTAATTAAAGCCCACTAAGTACGCTCTGAGGGGTAGTAGCCCTCTACCCCTCAGAGTCTTTAGAAAGGAATGGGAATGGCACTTACAACAGTTGCAGAGCTCCGTAGCACTCTCGGAGTCGGTACCTTGTATCCAGATGCCACCCTTCAAGAAGTATGCGACGCCACAGATGCAGTCCTACTTCCAATGCTATGGGCAAACAATTATTACGCTGTGGGTCATAGCAATACGACTAACACTGGCACAACATACTTCAACGAATCTACAAAAGACATCTTCTATGTCGGTCAGACTGTTGTAATTACAGGCAGCGGATCAAAGCATAACGGCAGCAAAACAATTACAGGTGTAGGAAGTCAATCGATCACTTACGCGATTACTGGCAACAATAACACCGCTGCACCATTTCACCCTATTCAACCTTTTGGCACAGTAGCAGCAGAGACTTATGTCGATTGGTCTACTGACTCAGCAGTGCAGCAAGCAGCTTTAATGGTATCTGTTGAAATCTGGCAAGCACGCACTGCCACCCTTTCGGGCAGCAACCTTGTAGATTTCCAGCCAAGCCCTTATCGAATGAGCGCACAGCTTCTCGCTAAGGTGCGAGGATTGATCGCGCACGCGCTAAGCCCTAACTCAATGGTGGGTTAATGCCAGTTGCCATCACCACACTTCGCACCACTTTAGCGACTGCTTTAGTCAATAACGCTAAGTGGCAGACTTTTGCATTTCCACCTGCAACAGTCCTTGCTAACTCTGTGATCGTGTCTCCAGATGATCCTTATCTGACACCAAATAACAATTCTCAGATTTCAATTAGTCCAATGGCTAACTTTAAGATCGTCATGACTGTGCCATTGTTTGACAATGAGGGAAACCTTAATGGGATTGAAGATACTGTAGTCAGCGTGTTCGCTCTGCTCGCAGCATCATCTTTGACCTATAATGTAAGCGCAATCAGCGCACCTAGCGTTCTCAACGCGGCAAGCGGAGACTTGCTCAGCTGTGAGATGTCCGTATCAATCCTTACGAGTTGGAGTTAACATGTCCGAGTGGGAAAAAGAAAACGAAGCCTTCCTGATCAAGATCGGGCAGGTAACACCAGCAACACCTAAGCCAGCATCTACCAAGAAAGACGAGGAATAATCTCATGGCTGTATTTCTAAATAACAAGGTCGGCGTGAAGATCAATTCTGTCGATCTATCAGATCACGTCACAGCGGTAACACTAAACAGAAACTTCGATGAGCTTGAAGTAACAGCGATGGGTGACTCAGGTCACAAGTTCGTTAAGGGACTTGAAGCATCATCTGTAACAATCGATTTCCTTAATGACACAGCATCAGCAAATGTTCTAGCAACATTGCAAGCTGCATGGGGAACATCTGTCACAGTCGTATTGCTACAGGAAAAGGGAACAGCAGTTTCAGCTACTAACCCTCTGTACACAATGACTTGCTTAATCAACAACACAACCGACATTAACGGCGCAGTTGCTGATCTCGGTACACAGTCTCTGACATTCAATGTCAATGGTACTGTTGCAGTTACAACTACAGGCACATTTTAAGAAACTAACAAAGGGGCAAACTCATGGCAAAACTAAAGATCGTTCGTACAGATGGAAGCGTTATCGAGGGCGACATCACACCTGCTGTTGAATATTTTTTTGAACAGCAAACAAAGATGGGGTTTCATAAAGCGTTTCGAGATGAGGAGAAGCAGTCACATGTCTACCTCCTTGCTCATGAGATTGTCCGCAGATCAGGTGAATCTGTAAAGCCTTTCGGGATGGACTTCATTGAGACACTGAAAAGTGTTGAGGTGCTTGACTCCGACCCTTTAGCTTAAAGCGCGATCTTCCGTTCACCTACCTAATTGCTAGGCTAAGCATTAGGTTAGGGATCGCGCCTCAGCAGTTATTAGATTTAGATAAAAACATGCTCGATGCATTAGTGCAGGGGCTTAAAGATGAAGCGAAAGAGGTGAGCGATGCCAGCAAGCGTCAAAGGCGCCGTTGAGCTTCGTAAGGCTCTTCGCGAGTTCACTCCTGATTTAGCAAAAGAAACGCAAAAGGAAATAAAAATAGCCATTACACCGATTTCTAAATCGGCTAAAGGTTATGTCCCAGATCGCGGAAACATACTCAGTGGATGGCTGCCTCGTCAGATGTCCGAGGGTGCATTTCCGACTTTCAATTCTTCCACAGTCAAGTCAGGTATTGGGTATAAAACAACTCCATCAAAGCCTAACTCACGAGGATTCAGATCACTTGCTCAAGTATTTAATAAAAGCAGAGCTGGATCTATTTATGAAAGAATGGGCAAGTTAAGCCCTAATAGCAGATTTGTCATCAATCAAAATAATAAGTTTAACGCACCCCTTAAGGGCAAAGGAAAGATGCAAGGTCGCGTTCTCTACCGCGCTTATGATGAAAACAATGGCAAGGCACGAGATGGTGTGCTTAAAGCCATTTCAACAGCAGCGGTGAAACTTAATAAACGAGCGACAGTGAGAGGCTAAGCATGGCTAATGTAGTCATTGATATTGCAGCGGAGTTCACTGGCAATAAAGCTTTTAAGCAAGCAGGATCTTCCACCGACAAACTTACTAAGGGTGTCAAGAAACTTGCTGGGTCACTTGGTATTGCTTTTGGTACAGCTCAAGTTATTGCATTTGGCAAGGCTTCGGTTAAGGCTGCCCTAGAAGCCCAAGCACAACAGGATCGACTTGCTAAGCTAGTCAGAGTCACAGTCGGGGCAACGGATGCCCAGATTCAATCACTTAATGATCAAGCTACAGCGTTGCAAAGTGTTGGTGTTGTCAATAAAGAAAACATCACTCAAACTCAATCACAGCTGGCTACATTTAATCTTCAGATAGATACTATCAAACAGCTGACCCCTGCCATCCTTGACTATGTAACAGCTGAAAAGGGAGCCGCAGCCTCTGCTGATCAATTCAAGCAGATGACTAACGGCTTGGCTCAAGCCCTTAACGGCAACTTTGCTTCCCTTACTAAGGTTGGCTTTGTCCTTGATGAACAGACTAAAAAGACAATCAAGTCCGGTACAGAAACAGAAAGAGCAGCGGCTCTTGTAAAGGTTCTCAATTCAACTTACAAAGGTTTCAATGAAAGCCTTGCTAAGACTGACGCTGGTCAAATGCAGGTTCTTGCTAATGCAGCAAATGATGCTCAACAAATCATCGGTGTTGGTTTATTAGATGCCGTCAAGATGCTTGGTGAAGATGAGTCAGTAGCGAACATCGCTAAGAGCATGCAGGATATTGCCACCTATACCGCCGATGCTGTTCGCGGAGTTGGCGTATTACTCGATAGCATTAAGAGCATTCCAGGATCTAGCATTATTTTTGATGCTTTTAAAATAGGTTTTAAGAGTACTCCGCTAGGTCTTTTAAATGAATTAGGTAAAGCAAATCGTGTTGCTACTGAACGCCAGCAGACATCTGCCCAAGCCTTGTCGCACCTTGCAGAGTTGCAGTCTAAATATACTAAAGCGACTTTAAATAACACTAGAAAACTAACCGCAGAGGAATTAAAGCAATTAAAGGCAAAGCAATTAAAGGCAGCAATTGACAAGGCTAACCTTGCCCTCAACAAGGGCTCAGATGTCTTTGATCTAGACAAGATCCAGATTGCAGCAGCTCTTACTAACCAAGCAGAGCAGTTAGGCAAGGCAACTTCTGGCGCACAATTACTACAGATTGCCAATGACACAGCACGCCTGAATGTTAAGAAGTCAATCCTTGCCCTAGAAGACGCAATTGCTTCTAAAGATGAACAAGCCATCATCAAGGCAACGGAGAAGCTAAACGCTGATCTAAAGATCCTTGGAGCACTATCTGGACAGAATGTAAAGCTTCAAGACATTAAATCTATCCTTGACAGTCTAAAACCTAAAGACTTAATCAATTTGGATAACCTTGATGAAGCCATTAAAAAGATGTTGGAATTGCTGCGCCTTCAAGGCACTAAACCCTCAGGCGCAACAGGCGGCACATCTGTTTTAACAGGTAGTACAACAGGTGGTACAACAGGCGGAGTTTCAATCTTTCCTTTTCCTAGCGGAGGAACAAGTGTTGCCGAGACCAATGCCAATGTTGCAGCTCTAGGCGGAGTTATCACACAGATTTTGCCTAACTTAAAGGAATACACACCAAATCAAGGCATGATCTCAGGCATTAGTCCTAATGGTCGAGAGTTCAATTTCACTGTCAATGTAAATACAGGCATCGGAGATCCTAACGCTATTGCAGAAGCTGTGACTCAGGTCATTCAGGATGCTGTAGATCGTGGCACGCTCAGAGGTGGATCTTACTAATGCCTTGGCTACCACAATGGCGCGTGACAGTTGGTGATGATGTCTATACGACTGTTACCTCTGTGTCTTTTGCCTCTGGTCGTTTAGACATTGATCGTCAGGCTACTGCTGGGTATTGTCAGGTCGAGATCGTCAATACAGACAATTCACCTTTTACCATCAATGTTACAGAGCCAATTGTCTTAGAGCTTAAAAACTCATCTGGCATTTATGTCACAGTATTCGGCGGAGAAGTATCAGACTTTAACATCGGTGTAAGAAGCCCAGACGAAGCGGGCTACATTACAACAGGCAAGATTCTAGGCATTGGCTCATTGGCTAAACTTACAAAGGCTGTCTATAACACATCACTTGCAGAGAATTTAGACGGAGCACAGATCGCAGACATTCTAGGGAACGCTCTCAACCTATCATGGGCAGAGGTAACTCCAACAGATACATGGGCAACCTACCCAGCGACAGTCGATTGGAACAATGCCGAGTCATACATCGGCACTATTGACTCAGGCTTCTACACGATGATTTCTTTAGCTGCTAGTGCTACGGCTAAGTCTCAGACATTGGCAGACCAAATTGCCACAAGCGCACTCGGACAACTTAGCGAAGGTAAAAACGGCAAGGTGAATTATGACGATGCAGACCACAGATCTAACGACCTCGCAGCTAATGGCTACACTTTTCTTAATGGGGCGTATGCAACACCTACCTCTATCACCTCATCAATTCAGACTTCTCGTATCCGTAACAGCCTTATTTACCGCTACGCCACAAGCTATGGATCAACCTACAGCACCTCAGATCCCGACTCTATAGCCTCTTACGGGCTGTTTGAGCGTTCGGTGGACTCCAACATCAAGAACCTTGCAGACATCACCGACATCGGCACTAGAGAGCTTAATTTAAGGCGTAGCCCAAGAGAGCAACTGGGTGCAATTACTTTTCGTTTAGACAATCCAGACATGCCGAGTGCAATGCTTAACAGCCTCATCGGAATCTACTTTGGTCAGCCTGTGTCAATTAACAATCTGCCAAGCAATCTGCTGGGTGGTCTTTTTGAGGGCTTTGTGGAGAATGTTGCATTAAGGGCAACTCCATCCTTTGTGGACATCACTCTTTATGTAACAGCAACAGATCTATCACTATCAACAACTCAATGGGAAACAGTCATCCCTAGTTCACTAGCGTGGACAGGCGTGAATGGTACACTTATCTGGAACAACGCGACAGGAGCATTAACTTAATGGCAACAACACCCAATTTCGGCTGGAGCACTCCAGACAACACAGGACTGGTTAAAAATGGTGCTCTGGACATTCGCACACTTGGCAACTCTATCGATGCTTCTTTAGTCGATCTTAAGGGTGGCACAACTGGTCAGGTACTTACAAAAGCATCTAACACAGACATGGACTTCTCATGGGTCGCAGATGCAACAGGTATTCCAGCAACTATCTTTGATGCAAAGGGTGACATCATCGCGGCAACAGCAGCAGACACAGCATCTCGGCTTGCTGTTGGTACCAATGGTCAAGTTTTAACAGCAGACTCAACTGCTGCAACTGGACTAAAGTGGGCAACGCCAGCAGGTGGTGGCGGTAAAGTTTTGCAGGTAGTAAGTGCAACAAAAACCGATACATTCACAACCACTAGCAGTTCAATGGTTGATGTCACAGATTTAAGCGTGAGCATTACGCCTACTGCAAGCACAAGCAAAATACTTGTCATTTATGATGTACAGATTTATGGCAAAATTGGTACTTTTTTTGGAGCGATGAATCTAGTACGAGGAAGTACAGCAATCAAAGTCGGTACTGGCTCAACAGGTAGTAGAGCAGCTGTTACTCAAATTGGTTTTGATTTTGGTCAAACCTATGCAGGTATCCCATCTGGATCAGGTAACTATTTGGATTCACCTGCGACAACAAGTGCAACAACATACAAAATACAAGTACAAAGAATTGGTGGCACAGGTTCAGACATCGTCTGTATTAACAGATCAAACTCAGATGATGATAATTCAGGGCGTCCAAGAACCGCATCAACAATTACAGTTATGGAAATAGGTGCATAATGTCAGCAAATGTTGATTACACAAAAGTTTTAAGCCGTTGCTTTGATGCTGAATGGTCATTGTCAGGCGATACCTATGAAGGACTTGTTTGGTTATCTGACACACCTAAGCCCACAAAAGAAGAATTAGATGCATTGTGGCCAAGTGTTAAAGCCGCTTGTGAAAAAGAAATCACAAATGCCATCGAAGCCAGAGCAGCACTTTTGGCTCGTCTAGGTATTACAGCAGATGAAGCGAAGCTATTACTTGGATGAAAGTAAAGCTCTCTAAGGCTGCTGTTCAGTTAAGAGAACAGATAGATGACTCGTTCCCGAGCCGTTCTCGCCGTAGCGATGGATGGATCGCAGATGCAAGGCACATGCGTGCTGGTAAGTCTGATCACATTCCAGATGCTCAAGGCTGGGTTCGTGCCATCGATGTATCGCGTGACCTTTTCGAAGGATCAGAGCCAGACATTATGGGTGATCTTTGCGATCAACTTCGACTCGCTTGCAAGTCTAAGCAAGAAAAGAGAATTGCCTACATCATTTTTGAGGGTCGTATTTGTTCCAGAATCCTCAACTGGAAGTGGCGAACATACAAGGGCGCGAACAAACACACCAAGCATGCTCATTTCAGCTTTACGAAAAAGGCTGACAATGATGGTGCTTTTTTTCAAGTATCTATGTTAGGCGGAGAATAATGAAGATCAAGCACCCTGCATACTTAGCCGCTGGAGCATTCCTAGCAGCTTGGGCATCATCTAACTTTGAGGCAGATTACCGCGCAATACTCTGGGCAGTATTGTCAGGGGTATTCGGATACGCGAGTCCTAAAAAGTGACACAAAACGACTTCTTTACCCTCTACATAGCAAGCCTAGGCATCTTCGGTGGGCTTGCAGGTTATGTCATCACTCATCTGCTGAATGAAATCAAGCGACTCAATCAGCGTGTCGATGAGATTTATAACATCTTATTAGAGCGATAATTTATTCATGGCAAGAAAAGCAACTAAGGCACTAGAGGAACAAGGTTACTCAAAGCTCGATGCTTACTGCATCGGATTGCATGAGTATTACAGATCCTTGCGTAGATCAGGATTTACGGAAGATCACGCTCTTTACATGCTATCGGTTGTAGATTCTTATCCCGGGTGGATTTTGCCAGATCCTATCGAGCCAGAGCGGTTCGGAGATTACGAGGATGAGGATGACGATTAAGCGCATAGTCGTTTTGTCAGATCTTCAAGTACCTTACCAAGACAAGGTAGCGGTGCGAAATGTCGCATCGTTTATAAAAAAGTTTAAGCCAGATCAAGTAGTCACCATCGGCGATGAAATTGACCTACCCCAGATAAGCAAGTGGGAAGAGGGTCGCATGGGCAGTTATGCCCAGACCCTAGATGATGATCGCAACGAGGCTGTGCAGCTTCTTTGGGAGTTAGGTGTTACCGACTGCATCCGTAGTAATCACACAGATCGCTTATACAACATCATCATGGCTAAAGTCCCAGCGTTCGGGGCGTTGCCAGAGCTGCGCTTTGAGAAGTTTATGAAGTTCGATGAGTTAGGCATTACCTTTCATAAGAATCCTATGCCTATTGCGCCTAACTGGATTGCAGTGCATGGAGACCATACCCCTATCAAGCCACAGGGAGGCTTATCAGCCTTAGAAGCGGCTCGTAGGCATGGAAAGAATGTGATTAGTGGTCATACCCACAGAGCAGGGCGTAGCGCCTTCTCAGAGGCTTCTGGGGGTCGCATAGGGCGTGTCCTGCATGGTGTCGAGGTAGGCAATCTTATGGACTTTAAGCAAGCTGCTTATACTAAGGGTGTAGCCAATTGGCAGCAAGCCTTTGCCATTATCTATGTCAATAAGTCTAAAGTTCAAGTCGATCTTATCCACATCGAGAAGGATGGCACATTCATTGTTGCTGGAAAGTCCTACGGCAGAGCCCGATAATCGTTATCGTTTCGTTATCTAAATGTACTTGATCTGTCTGACAGTTATGTCACACTAAGTCTGTAGCCAATCAAGGGCATTGGCACAGATAGGAAAAACAATGAGCTTTGAGATGCCAATCATTGTGTTGCTTTTAGCAGCTAACGCATTGTGGTACTTAGTAGGCTGGGCAAAAGGCTTCAACGAGGGCAAGCGTGAAGGCTTAGTCGTAGGCAAGACATTTCAGCGAGTGACAACAGATGCGCGCTAATGAAATCCTCTTATCAGCAACAGACACTATCCGCGAGCGTGGGCTTTCATATGGTCATCCTGCGGATAACCTGCAACACACCGCAATGCTCCTCTCAGCATACCTACAGACACCAATACATGACTATCAAGTCGCAGGGATCATGGTGCTTGTTAAACTTGCAAGGACTAATCAATCCGCACAGCACATCGACAACTGGGTCGATCTATGCAGCTATGGCGCACTCGCAGGACAACTAGCAACCGAGGAGAATGATCTCTATGTTTAATCTAACCGACTATGAGCCTGTGGAGGTTCGACTTGAAAAGTTTATTAAGGACTATCCAGCGTTCCGCATATCTACTGAGTTGGAAGTGGTCGAGGCTACTCGATACATTGTTAAGGCGTATCTATTTAAGGATGCTAGTGATAGCGTTGCATGGGCAACAGGGTACGCTGAGGAAACAGTTACTAGCCGAGGCGTTAATCAAACTTCAGCACTTGAGAATTGTGAGACTTCGGCAATCGGCAGAGCGCTTGCAAATGCAGGTTATGCTCCTAAAGGAAAGAGACCAAGCCGAGAGGAAATGAGCAAGGTTGTAGCTGCTAAGCCAGTTAAGCCACCTGTTCAAGAAGTCAAGGCAGAGGATCAGGATTATTGGACAACGCCTGTAGGTCAGTACAACAAAGTAGTCGATGCGCCTGTGACGCTTGAAAAGGCTATGGAGAATGTTGCTTCAATCATCGGGACAGGTGAGGCAGTTGAAGCTCCATCATGCAAGCATGGTCACATGCGTTGGCGTGAGGGTGAGAAGAATGGCAAGGCGTGGGGCGGGTATCAATGCGCTCACATGAATGCAGGTGGGGTTAAGTCTGACTGTCCTCCTGTGTGGTACACCCAAAAGGATGGCAAGTGGCAACCTCAGAAAGTGTGGGCATAACATGGGCTATGTAGAGTTCTATAACGAGACAACAGGTGAGTGGACTAACATCGAGGATGTGCCACTCTATGACACGATCAATTGTCAGCTGTGTAATGAGCCAACACAGGCTCATGACATCGTAGCTGAGATTAAGTTTAAGGATGATCAGCCAATTGTAGGTGCGTGGCAATGCCGTAAGTGTAAAGCAGTCAATGGCTAGTCAAGCAAGGAAACATAGAGGCTTCCGAACAGAGCGCGTAGTTGCACAGTACCTATCGACTGTATGGTCAAGTGCTACTGTTGGGAGAGGTAGTGGCAAGGATATTGTCAATGTGCCGTTCGACGTTGAAGTCAAAGCCCGCGCTGGATTTCAACCGCTTGCATACATTCGTCAATTGAAAGCTCGCACAGCTCTTTCGGGGGAATTGGGCTTTGGAGTAATTAGACTCAACGGACAAGGTGAAGATGCGCGTGAGTATGCCGCCATCATCCGTCTAGAGGATCTCTTGCCACTACTTGTATTAAAGTATGGTCACATAGACAAAGAACCTACAGAGGCGGATATAGACCGCTGTCAAGCCTGTGGGTCATACATGATAAGGAAGTGTTTAACTTGCCAGCCTACGACTATAGATGTCCTCAATGTCTTATCGAGAATGAGATCACCCATGGATGGCACGATAGACCAATAATCCCATGCACTTACTGTAATGAGCCTATGGTCAAAGTAATTGCAGCTGCACCAGCACACTTTAAGGGTAAAGGGTTCTACTCAACCGATAAATAGTTATCCACAGAAGTTATCCACAGGGGGTACTTATGAAACGACACACCGCTCTGACCAGCACTTATACAAATAGATTTGACATCGATGGTACGCTAACGGCGCAGAGCCTCTCAAAGGCTCACCGCGAGCCCCTTCGGGGCGTAGCTCGCGGGGTGCTAGTAGCTATTGGGATAGCTCTATGCATCATGCCTGATGCAGGTGGATCTAGACCAGTGCAATATATAAGCTATAAAGAATATGCTCTATATGCATTAGGTAATAATCAATATCAATTTAATTGTTTAGATAAGTTATATACTCATGAGAGTAATTGGAATCCTGAGAGTAGTAATGGTTCACACCATGGCATACCTCAGGGGCGTAGTGTGTGGCTTAGCACAGTAGATGGATATAAGCAGATAGTATGGGGCTTAGAGTACATTGGTCACCGATATGGTGAGCCATGTGTTGCGTTAGATCATTGGAGTAAATACGGATGGCATTAGACAAGCTCAATAGCAGACGCTATAGAGAGCAGCGAGAGCGTATCTTCTCCAGAGATGGTCGAGTGTGTCAGCTGTGTGGTACAGATGAGGGTGAGATGCACATCGATCACATCATCCCACGCAAAGCAGGTGGAGATCACAGTCTTGACAATCTAAGAGTGTTATGTAAGTCATGCAACCTACGCAAGGGTGCGCTCAATGAGGGGGTTTTTTTAGCACGAGCGGCTACCCCCCCTGTCTTTTCTGCCCTTCTCTCCCTGACACAGTCCGAGACGATGCTTGATAGTCCGTTTAAGATCCGACCCAATCCGAGTCAATGACAAAACAAACCAAAAAGCGCGGGAAGCTCTATGGGGAATTGAAGCCGCGCCTTCATAGCCCATTCTTAAAAGGCGAAACTAAAGGCACGCTTATTGCTGAGCTTGCAGAGCGCATTGGTCAGCCTTTATTAGACTGGCAGAAACTAATCCTTGATGACATGAGCCGCGTGTCTAAAGATGGCTTGTTCATCCGTAAGACAAACCTGCTATTAATCGCTCGTCAGTCCGGAAAGAGCCATCTAGCCAGAATGAGGTGTCTGGCAGGTTTATTCATGTTTGGTGAAAAGGACATCCTGATCATGTCCTCTAATAGAGCTATGGCTATGAAGTCTTTTAACATAATGGCAGACATCATTGAGCGTAATGACTGGATGAGAGCGCAGTTAAAGGATGGCGATCCTAAGAAGGGTATCCGCAGGACTAACGGCGATGAGCGCATCATTCTTGCTAACGGAGCGCAATTAGAAGTAGCTGCTGCAACATCCGATGGCGCAAGAGGCAGAACCGCAGACTTCTTATGGATTGATGAGTTACGCGAGGTGTCAGAGGCAGCTATGGACGCTGCTAAAAGCGTAACGCTTGCACGCTTGAACAGCCAGAGACTTTTTACATCTAATGCTGGAGACCATTTCTCAACAGTCCTCAATTCGCTGCACGAGTCTTGTAAGAATTACCCGCCTAAGAGCTTAGGGTATTACGAGTACTCCGCACCTGACTTCTGTGACATCTGGGATCGTAAAGCTTGGGCTATGGCTAACCCTTCACTCGGCTGGCTTATTACAGAGGAAGCCATCGAGGAAACGATTGCATCATCAACCCCAGACGCAGCGCGAACCGAGACACTTTGTCAATGGATTTCGGCTCTTAATTGCCCTTTCAGTACTGAGGTTCTGGAGAACAGTTCAGACTCAGAATTAGAAATGACAGTAGGGGCTTATACAATCTTTGGCTTTGATGTCTCACCTTCAAGGCGTAATGGATCTCTGGTTGCTGGTCAATTGTTGCCAGATGGCAGAATAGGCATCGGCATCTTACAAACTTTCAGCTCACAGGTAGCCATCGACGAGTTAAAGATGGCAGCCAGCATCAAAGAATGGGTTGATCTCTACAAGCCTAGAATTGTCTGCTATGACAAGTACGCTACTCAGACTATTGCAGATCGCCTTATGAATAGTGGTGTCGTTTGCGAGGATGTCAGCGGGCAGCAGTTCTACAAAGCCTGTGGAGACTTGCTTGAAGGCATGACTAACTTGCGGGTAGTACACAATGGACAGAAAGAGCTGATTGAGCAATTCCAAAACACAGCTGCTAAAACTAATGACAGCGCATGGCGGATCATCAAGCGCAAATCCTCTGGGGACATCTCAGCCCCTATTGGTCTGGCGATGGTAGTCTCCAAGTTGATGATCCCTCAGCCTAAGCCGCAGATTTATACTTAGACACACCCATAGCATGTTGTCTAATTACTTGACAAATGCTACACTTTATGACTATGGGTCTATTCCGCAAAACTGAAGCAATCAATAATGATCAGCGTTCATCGCTTTTAGC